ACCCATTAATGCACGGTGCTCAGTTCGCCAAACAGTACGTTACGGATTACTTGTCAAATGACATTCCTGTCAGAATCATTGACTACCGCAACGGGTGGAATGTTGACGACATAACCCTCCCCACTCCTGAGGGGTTCACAACATACGAGCCTTTTGCCATCGACACATGGCCTCTCGTTATAACTGTCGTAATATCTTCGACGTCATTTAACAGGATTGGCTTTGACGGGCCAGACCCTCTCTACCGAGTTTCTTACTCTATGAGGACATATGTTTGGGTTAGAACAGAAGGTTCTGAAGAGTGCACGATAATGAGAGACAGGCTTACGACGGTTTTGCGCTCAGCGCTCCTTGACTATCCGTGCCTAAAAGCTTATGACGAAAGAAACTCTTTTAAAGCAATGATTGACGAAGGTTCAATACGTGAAGAGTTCTCAGACTTAACGCTACTAAAAGGCGACAGAATCATGGCTGGAGCCTACATTGGCTACAACATGGAGATAGATGAAGTTGTTTCACGCAAGCCAATCGGAACCGTGTCAAACATTGAACTAGAAATAGACGGAACCGGCAATTCGGCGTCAACACTTCCTGTTTTGTAGGCCTTTTTGCCGTATTCTATTTGTACAGCATTCTTTTGTAACAGTTGCAATAATCAACAACAAATCATCTGTACAATATAAATCGTTGGCGGCATTGTCACTCAACATAACCAATAGGAAGGTCTTATGCCAGGCGTAGTTATCTCCACAGCAGTCAGAACAGGCCCATCTTCCGCGACAGTGCGCGAATCTTCGCAGCTTTTTGTTGTCGGACTAGCAGAACGCGGACCAGTAGGTGAAGCAGTTCTTGTTCAGAGCCTCACAGAATTTGAAAACATTTTTGGCGGCTATGTAGCCTGGTCATACCTTCACCCAACGGTAGAGACGTTCTTTGAAGAGGGTGGCACCCAGGTCTATGTTTCCAGGGTTGCTGGCGAAGACGCCACAGTAGGAGAGCTTGTTCTTGAAAACGAAGACGAAGACTCTTTGCTTATCCTTAAAGCAACTGGTCCTGGAAACTGGAGCGCGGAAGTTGGCGTGACTGTTACCAATCCAGGTTCAGCATTCGCTGTAATTATTGAATATGATGGCAACCCTGTATATAACACTGGTGTTGTTACATCTCTTGCACAGGCTGTTGGGCGAATCAACTCAAGCAGTGTCGCTTCACGTTATGTAGTTGCTGAACTGGGCCCAGATGCAGGAGCAGTTGGCGTAAGCCAGATACCGGCAGCAATTTCATTAACAGCTCTTTCAACAGGCTCCGATGACCTTGCTGGTGTTGACGATGCTGTTTTGATTGCTGGTCTTGAAGCCTTCAATGACTCTCTTGGTGCAGGAGCTGTTGCAATTCCAGACGGAGAAACAGCAACCCTCGCCTCATCGGGAGGCCCAGCAACAGACTACGACGGAACACTCAAATCAGACTTTGAAGTTTCTGCTGCTCTTATTGCGCACGCAAATGCAAACAACAGAATAGCAATCTTGCACTGTGGCGTTGCTGACACGGCTGCCAATGCAATTTCTAAGGCTGATGACATCAAGCTCCTTGAGGGCCTTGAGCATGCAGCTATCTACTTCCCATGGGTTACCGTTCCAACATCAACCAATGGCCTTAGCAAGACCATCCCACCAGATGGTTACGTTGCTGCTAAGCGTGCCCAGGCACACAACCAGGGTGGAGCACATATTCCAGCAGCTGGTTTGATTTCTAACTCACGATATGTATCCGGAACAGCATTGGACATCAACAAGACCGTTGGTGATTCTCTTGATTCTGAAAATATCAATGCAATTAGAATAATTCAAAACTCTGTCAGAATCTACGGTGCTCGTTCGCTTTCTATCGATACAGAGAACTTCCGTTATATCACAACTCAAGAAATCATCAACCACATTGTTGTTGAGTCACAAAGGTCACTTGAAGACCTCGTGTTCGGTGTAATCGACGGTAGAGACACTATTTTCTCTGCAATCACATCGAGACTGATAGCCATCCTTGCTCCACTCCGTGAGCAGGGCGCTCTCTTCCAGGCATTTGATGCCAATGGCAAGAAGGTTGACAATGGTTACACCGTACGATGCGACTCAGCTCTCAATCCGGTAACCCAGCTTGCTGGCGGTACTGTCAAGGCAAAAGTTGGTGTTCGAACCAGCAGCGTCGGTGACAAGATTGAGGTTGACATCATTAAGTCGAATCTGACCTCCAGCGTCGTCTAAAGAAGGATATAAACATGCCAAAGGTATCTCAACGCCAAGTACTCGCCTCTATTAATCCAGTAGAGCCAACAAAGCACCCGAAATGGACCGGTTTCTATTTCGCCCAAGTTTCTGGTGGAGAAATAACCGCATCTGTAGAAAAAATCTACGAAGGTGGCAAGCTCCGCCCGACAGTTCTTTGCGCTCCATCTGAGGTTGGCGACATCACCCTAACCGCTCATTATGATGACGACAGAATTGCAGCAGACGGCCCTACCGGAATTGCAGAAAAGATTGCAACACTTCGTCCATTGGTTGGTCGCGCTTCTTATGACATAACCATCGAAACGACTGACTGCGACCTTAAGGTTCCAGGCACAGACCGAGTTTATTACAAGGCCCTTCTGGTTGGCATTACCGAGCCAGACGGTGACTCATCTTCGGGCGCACCTGCAACTTTCTCGCTAACATTTGCCATCTCGGACGTTGAGTCCGGCGCTGGCGCAGCTGGCTGATAAATCTTCTTTACTGAGTTCCATCGCTAGCATAAATGATGTGCTAGGTTTTCTCTCATGACAGAAAACTCTGAACTCTACACAACATCCACAGAAGATTCTTCTCCGAAAGCCAGACAGGCTAAAGCTGCTGCTTCCGTAGAGGAAACACCACTTCAAAAGCTGACCGGCGTTGTTAAGCGCAAAGTTGAACGCCCTGTTGTTCTTATTCCTGTTCCTGAGCGTCCTGGTGTAAAAATCAAGATTAGCCCGAACATTACACAGAACCAGATGAAGAACTGGCGTAAGCAAGCTGGTGAAGATACTCGTAACGGCATGGACGGAACACGTTTTGCTTGTTCAGTTATCGGCCACACGACTATCGGAATACTTTTCGATGACGAAGAAGTGTTTGATGATGCTGGACACGAATTAACTTTTGCTTCAGCAGTTATTTTGGAGATGACAGGGACAACCCGTCCACTCCCAGACTGCGTTAAAGAGTTTTTCGGTGTTGACCCGCACATCGAGGCAGCAGCTCTCTCAATCCTTGACGCCGCAGGATATTCAGACTCGGTTGACGTAGAGGACCCTACGAAGGGGTCTTCGACGAACTAGTTGAAGACCCTCTGGTCATATCTGCGGCCAGACTAGGTGAACTGTTCGGAACCGACCCCATTAGGCTTCTGGATTCAACAGAAACTGAATGGCTCATAAGGCTTGCTTGTGCTAAAGTAATAAGTAACGACCGCGAAGAGCAGGAACGCAAATCTAGGCAATGAGCTAGGTTCCCTTCCTACACTCACGCGATTTCTAAAAAAAATCGTCAGATAGCGTGTGAGGTCTAACCGTGTCCAGGGCTGAAGCAACAGTCAATATTGAGGTAAAGGGTGCCCTTCAAGGTGCTCTTGAAGTCAGGACTCTCAGCAAAGCCATCGACAGGCTTGATAGGCAAGGAAAAAAGCTAAGCAGTGGTGCTAGGTCGGTAGCAACTGTATCAAAAAGCTTGGTAACCACCAGCGTGGCAACACGCAAAGTGTTCGACTCTGTAGACAAGGGCATAAAAATGATGGGCACAGGACTAACTAAAGTCCTGGGTCTTGCTCTTAAATCAACGCTTCTTCAGTTTGGTTTATTTTCTGCTTCTTTAATGGGAATTCATGCTCTATTTATTGCAGGAAAGTGGTTGCACAAAGCCTATTCCTGGGGCATGACAGCCATGGCCGGTGCGGCCGCAAGCGCAGCGATTGCAATTGGAGTTGCCACTGCCGCTATTCGCGAACAACAAGCCGCAATGCATGCGTACACGGCAGGTGGAGCAGGGGAATACATAACAGGAACAAACCAGGTTCGTGTTGCAATGCGAACCCTTCAAGCCGATGCTCAGCTGGCAGGTCTTGGTGTTGATGCACTTAACAAAGCTTACGCATCAATGGCTAAGTCGATGAAGTCCTCGCAAATTGCACAAAGTGGAGCCATGATTAAGAACCTCATGGACTTTGGAGCAGCGGGTCAAGACCCAGCAGCGGCGGCTGACAAAGTTGGGGCTCTTATTGAGGCTCTCAATAACTCTAAGACAAGCATGGCTAGCGTTAAACAAGCCGCAAAAGCGCTTGGTCCACAAATGGAAAAAGCGCTCAAAGATGCAAAAGTAACCAGCAAGAAGCAGATGAAGGAACTCATCATGTCTGGCGAACTCGCCAAGGCTGGTGGAGTTGCTGGTCAATTTGAAGCCGTTAACTCGACGCTCATCGGACAAGCAAAATCATTTTTTAATCTTTTAAAAATTGAGTTCGGAGACTTTGGTCAACAGTTTCTTGAGCCAGCCAAAGTTGCAATGCAAAAGATTTTTAGGATTATTAGAACAGACCTTGTTCGCGTAAGTGGGGCGCTTTCTGATTTTGGAAATGATTCTTTTTTCGACGGAATAGTAAGCGGAGTCGAAAAAATGTCAAACTTCTTTGTAAAGCTTATTCGCGAGTGGCTTCCAAAGACTGATGGATTTTTCAAAAACATGGCTGGCGGATGGGAGAAGTTTTCTAGATGGTTTAAAAATTCCAGAGAAGAGCTTAGGCCTTTTATTGAAGGCGCAAGGGCCGTAGAAGGAATATTCAAACCAATTCTTTCAGCATTGAAATCTGGATTTTTGGATTCTTTCAAAGATTTTAATGAAGGAGCCATCAGTAACAAAGAAACATTTGTAGAAATAGGCAACAACCTCGGTTCTTTAATAACAGAACTATTTAAATTGCAGGATGTTTTTACTAAAGCATTTTCTGATGCTCTTCCATTTTTGAGCGATGTAATTAAAGGTATTACCGAGGTTGTTGGAATGATGACCGGCTTGCTTTCTAAATTCAGCAGCATTCTCGGAGGGCCAATGGCGTATATGGCTCTCTTGATATTGGGCCGTCAGATGAAGGGCAATACTGGTGGTTTTTTGGGCAGAGAGCGCGCACCAGTAAATACGATGACCGTAACAGCTAGAAGCGTTATTGTTAATGGTGGAAGACCAGGTGGGCCTGGAGGTCCACCAGTAGGACCGAGTGGACCGGGCGGGCCACCGGGAACGCCACCTGGAACACCACCAGGAACACCACCGGGGACTCCACCAAGACCAATACCCACCGGACCTGTTCCTATCGGCCCACAAAGACCGCCAGCTATTCCACCAGGCGTCCCCGTTACCGTAAGAAGAGGGGGTAAACCACTTTATGACCCGCACGGTAGTCCCTTGTATGGAGGACGTAGGTGGCCTGGAGATACACGCACCGGAGAAGTTGATGCGGGTGGAAGGCCAATTACATGGGGTAAGGATTACCCTAACCCTGACGCAAAACTTGTCGGTAGAGGTAACTGGGTAACCAAAAAAGACGGTACACGGTACTGGAATCCGGGAGCTTTTGTTGCAAAAACTCCGGGTACCGGAGAAGTTGGAAGAACAGGGCAGGGTGGAGCACCTTACCCGCCTGCACCAACTGCCGGAAGCAGCACTAGACCAATAATGATGGTCCAACGAGGTTATCAGTTTATCGACTCGACTCCAGCAGGCCCTAGTTCCCCAATTGACGCAGCGAGATTTTCTAGCGGCGCAACAGGTGGTGGCGCAGGTGGTGGCGGTGGCATGCCCGGTCCTGGAGGTCCAGGAACAGCTCCTCCTGGTGCTGGCGGACCAGGAACGCAAGGCGCGTACAGCCGCAGAGGCTTTTTGGGTCGCATATTCGATGGCTCAAGACAACAAGCACAGGGTAATACAGGAGTTGGTCAAGATTTATTTAGAGGAAAAATTACTGGCCGTCGATTTGCGACACTAGATGAATCTACTGGTGAAGTGCTTAATTTAAGTAGAAAGATAGACCCGGTTACAGGTCAAAGAATAGCCACGGTGGGCGCTAGATATGACGCACAAACAGGTTTTGTAGACACAAAAGGTCAAACCTTTAGAAACAAAATTAAATATGCAGGCCTCACTTCACGCTCACGCAGAAACAGCGCCCTTGGTTCCGCAATTCTCGGTAACGATGAAAAAGGTATTAGCGGAGTTAACAGAAGCATGGGTGCAAAAATGGGCGTTGGCCTAGGCATGGGAGTTGCGTCTCAGTACATGGCACCAGAAGCACAGGGGGCAATGGCTATGGGTGCAATGGTTGGTCAATTCAACCCACTAGCCGGTCTTGCTGTTGGTCTCGGTGGAGCAGCACTTAACTCTAGAACGGCAGCAGGCGGAGCAATGACCGGTGCTGGTGCGGGTGCAGCGATTGGAACAATGATTGCCCCAGGAATTGGTACTGCTGTAGGTGCAGCTCTTGGTGCGATAACTGGAGCAGTTGCTGGTTTTGCTGGAGGAATGAGACAAAGAGCAAAAGAATCAAAAGAAGCGATGGGCTCATTTCTTGATGGCATAGCTACTCGTCAAATCATGAATGCTAAAGACAAAGTACTTCGACAAGAGGCAGATGCAGCTGCAGGTGTAGATATGACTGGGCGCACGGGAGCATATGAAGGGATAGCTGGAGAAACTGCTGCAGCTTACGGAAACCTCAGCAAAGCACTAAAAGAGCGAGGATTTAGCGGAGACTACGGAAAGTCGACATGGGAGCAAACCAAGGGCGGCATGGGTACTGGCGCAGCAATAGGCGGAGGACTTGGAGTCGCGACTGGCGCGATAGCGGGAAGCGTCGGCGGACCTATCGGCTCTTTAGTAACAGCAGCTACCTTTGGAAGTATTGGTGCAGTTCTCGGTGGAGTCGTGGGAGGAATTACAGGTTTAACAAAAGGTCTTTTTGGTAGAGGTGAAAGAAAGAAAAAACAAGAAAAAGATTACAAGATACTCAAAGAAATAAGCGAAGACCCAGCCTTTAAAGGAATTATTACGCCCGAAGAAATGGCAGCCATAAGCAAAGACAAAGGCGCTGGACTTACAAAGCTTTCTAAAGAGCTTCCTGAAAGGCTTAAAGCAGCAGACACAATCAGCAAGCAGCAAGGTGCACGCATGGAGCTGCTCAAAGACATGAGCGGAAAGTCTGGAGCAGAAATAGAAGTTCTTGCCAAGAAGATGGGTGTAGACCTATACGACGCGACACTCAAGACTTCTGACATAGTTGAAAAACTTGGCTTAACAATGGTTAAAACTGCAAAAGAAATGAAAGAAGCCAATATAGACCTATCGCTTTCTGCTATAGCTACTGGTTTTGACGAAATAATAAAGAGAGTTCAAGCGCCCGAAATATACGACGAAAGAGGTACAGCACTTGGTGACACCATTAGGGGTGGAGGAGACACATTATCTGTACTCAATGCTTTAAGGGCATTTCAAGAGTCGTCCATAGGCATGGACCCATATGGAAACGTAGTAACGGACTTCTATAACCAACAGAGACAGATAGGCACACTTGCTAACCCGGGTGCTCTTTTTCAAGCAGGTGGCGCATTTGCTGATATTAACCCAGCTGATTTTTTTACACCGGAAGTTACTGAGGCTCTCACTAAACAAGCTACAGAAACCGAAAAAGGACTCATATCCAACGCTAGCACTCAAGTGCAGGGAATGCTTGGCGGAATGGGGAGGTACGGCAACACTACAAAAATGAACGAAGTCATTTCTAAGAT